ATTACCCATTTGTGAATCCTCCGCTTCCGTACGCCTATGACGCTCTGGAGCCTTATATTGACACACAAACCATGTATCTTCATCATGACAGGCATTTACAGAGGTATGTGGTTGAGCTCAATACAATATTAAGAAACTATCCGGAACTGCAAAACTTATCCCTTCCGGAGCTGATATCAAACCCGGAAAACCTTCCTGAAGAAATACGCCAAGGCATTATCAATTATGGAGGAGGCGTTTATAACCATATTCTTTATTTTAACGGCATGACCAATGCTCTGAACCGTTCCCAGGCCGAAACTCTCTATCCTGCCATTGTTCGGGATTTCGGTACTCTGGAAGAGTTCTTTAATGAATATAAACGAAAAGCCTTATCTGTATTTGGATCAGGATTTGCCTGGCTGGTGGTCGCACCCGATGGAAGCCTTGAAATAGTCACCACCCGGAACCAGGATACCCCTCTTGCCGATGGATTCTGCGTGGTAACTGGCATGGATGTATGGGAACACGCTTATTATCTGAAACGATTTAACGACCGTGCAGCGTACATCGAAGACTGGTTCCATGTAGTCAACTGGGAGATGGCAGACGAGCTTTATAAACAGTGTATGAATAATCTGGAAAATCAGAGGGCAAATGCCCCAGAACAGCCCGCTGATACGTTAGGTGCTCCTACTGCTGAAGAAGAGCCTGTTCCAGCTCCTGAGACTTATACAGGGCCTGGCTCCGGACTGGAAGAGCTTCCGGCCGCAGGGCCAGAGGCTCCTGCGGCTCCAGAAGAGGAAGTTGTTCCTACGGTTTGATCCATAGCTTACATATTCGTTCAGCACGTTTCTTTTGCATATTAGTAAGAAATACGGAGCCGATATCACGGTTCCTTTTCTTTTAGCTTTTAAGCTATATTTTTCTTGTATTAATCAATGATATAGATGGAGATATACTGTTTGAAAGGTATTACTTATTTTGTACTTTTATAGTAATATAAAATAAAAATATTGAAAGGGAGAAACTATGGACAAGTTTTTGAAAAATGAATGGAGCTATCTTGAAAAGAAGCTGATTGTATCAACCTTTTTCTTATCAGGAATTGTTATTGGTTTTTTAATTGCTCCCATTAAAAAAGGGATTTACTGCGGGAACAATAACCATATTACTATTCATAAAAAAAAGAAGTATCATAATTGAAATTTTCATAACTTTTACATACTTAAATTTAATAAATCACTAGAAAAAGGAGCCGCAAAAACGGCTCCCTTATTTTGGGTTATTTATTACATTTCATTATAAAAATCAAGTTTTTTTTAGTACTCGCCTACTGTAACACTTTCCTCAAATCTAACCGCAACCTTAGCGTCTACCATTTTTTAAAGTATTACACCTAGCAGTCGCATAAATTATTTCTTTGTATATTCAATAACCACGTATGCAGAGGCACCAGAATAAAATCCACCGACATTAACAAAGTAATATTGTAACTCACCTGCTCCCGCATCATAAACCATATTTACTGCTACAGGTAGCGCATCTGCGCGGTTATAGGATGTCTGCAACACGATCTGACCCGTTTCTGCCTTATTGGTAGCACTACCGTACAAATCAACCAGTCTTTCAATATTAAGTCCTGAAACATCTGCAAACACTAACGAATTACCGCTTTCATTTGCAAGCGATCCTGTAATGACACCGATTCGACGTGAACTTTCTTATCCATCTACAATCCAAAATGAATGCTTTTCCTTTAACACTCGCGTAATATCTTATGGCATTTATAAATTATACTTTATGATTACTTGCTATCATATGATTTATTTCGTATAATATACAAAATATTAAATTACAGATATAAGGGGGAAACGAGATTTGTCAACATATTTTATCATGGGTGCACTTTATTTAGGATCAGGTCTGTATCTAAAATCGGTTGAAAAAAGAAGACATGTTCGCAGAAAAAACATCGCTGGTGAAGAGGAATTCAAATCCCACAGGGATTCTAAAATGCAAAGCGCAATTGATTGTGTAATTAGCATTGCAAGCATTTTTTTAGTTATAGGTGGTGTCACTTCTTTAATTTGTTGGTTTATGATAATATTTCATATATTCTATAAATAAATAGATTTACTTCTCTCCAATAAACGATACTGTCTACTGATCTGTTACATATAAAACAAACTCCAGATACTCAATAAAATCTAAAAAAAAGGTAGCATCCCCATGAATGCTACCTTTTGTCAAAGTATTAATTATTACATAATTCATTTGAATCTTTTTTCTTAGTACTAAATTGAGCCGTCAGCATTAAACACCCAAAATCTGCTGCTAATAATATAAAATATATAGTTCCAAGAGGTGTTGAAGTTTTTGCACTGGCAAGGTCATAATAGATTTCATCATTATAAAGCAATGCATTAAACTTGTGTCCCTTTAGTCTTACAAATTTATCATAACCTACCGCACCCTTTACTTCATACTCCTTATTTCGATAGGCAGCGGTGACCTTTATGAATTCTTTCGCTTTTTTTCTAAACATCTTTTTAGCAACGACATTTTTATTTACATCTAAAATTTCTACTTCTACCTTCTCACAGTCCTCTTCCCTTACTCCATTATTTACTTTCAGGTTTAACACTACGCAGGCTACAGTTATTATTACAAATAATACTAAAAAAATATTTCTTAATTTCTTTCTCTTTGCATTTTTCAATGACTCGATCCCCTGTTCGTATTCTAAACTATGATCTGACAGCTAAACAGATTAGATAGTTCGCCTACAATCATCATTTATTGCATCTGTTTCCAGTATTTCGATAGAAAACAAAATGTAATGATAGGATTTACCAGACCGACCATTGATGATATAATCCCCACACTATGTATAGCCACATTTAGAACCATTATAATGATTGTACAAACAACAATGGCGTAAAAGGCAATCTTCGTTTTCTTAATTAACAGCAGTACATATGCAGCACAACCAGCTAAACCAATAACAGCCAGATCAAAAAATCCTAACGTACCATTGACAATTGCAGCAAGTGCGCTTAAAACGATACAAATAATGCTCCAAATCTTAATTCCTTTTCCAAATACTAATACTTCTTCATTCATCTCATTCCCTCGCTTCTCAGTTATAATGTTACATATAAATAATCGTCCTAAATAGTAACTTCTTAATGTTAATAAGGAAATATGTCTCATAATCTCAATTTACCCTCATTTTATACAGAAAAAAGGAGCCGCAAAAACGGCTCCTCTTCTTATGATTACTTATGCGTATTTTTTCGTCTATTTATTACAATCCCTAATAAAATCAAGCTTATTTCTTAGAACTTACCAGCAGTAGCGCTCTCTTCAATGGAGACTGCGACATAAGTAAAATCAAGGGTTTTAACTTCATAATACACAAACGGTATCAAAACCGATTTGATATTTCCACTATTTCCCGCCTTTTGTCTACCGTGTTTTTTATAAGCTCATCTAATACATCAGCAGACACATTACTACCACGTAGCCCACCTACAAATAAATCAAATTCTGAATCATTAAGGTAAAGTGACTCATTGTGTATCCTCCATATAATTTCATCGTTCCTGCTCATGTCCCCTCCCAAGTATGTATTCTAGTAACAATCAATCTAACCCCTTTCGTTTAATTATATGGTACAACCCCGTGTTATTTGACCGATATCCCTCCTTCTGTTACTCCTGCCTCTAATTATAAGAACATATGTTCTGTTTGTCAATAAGGTTACTTTTTTTGTTTCGAAACTTTTACTTTCACGTGATTTATAACTACAATTATAGCTGGAAAAAATTATAAATCAAAGGTAAATAATGGAAATTATATGATATTTTTTTGATATTTTATTAGGTATTTAGAGATATACGAGAATTTTTGTGCACTTATCCCATTGACATTGCACCGAACGAACAAAAAATGTCTGTTCGGTGCAATTTAGAGGTAATTTTTGTCGTTTTGACAGTGCTGTCAAAGACGTGAAAGTAGCTTGTTCTCCAGTATTTTGATGTGTCTGGGCGGTATGGATATCTCATTTCCGGCTTTCATAACTACATATTTATTAAAACGGTCAATTTTACTTATGTAGTTTATGTTTATTAAATGGGACCTACCGCATAGAAAGAATGATGGATTGCTTTGGCTAACCAATTCTTTAAGTGAAATTGCCGCGGTACAGAAACCAGCTTTTGTGTAAATTGCAACCTTGCGCTTTTCGTCGGGAATGGCACGTATGTAATAAATTTCATCTGCCTTCATACTGAATGTATCTCCCAATTGCAAGCTGCTGTCCTCTTCTTCTATTTGAGAATGAGTTGAATCGTGCAACTCTTTCAAACACTCTTTTACCCTTATGGGCATAGACAGGGAACCGCCCTTCAAGAGGTAGTCTTTTACGCCAAGTTTCATCTTGTATGTTTCTAAGGTGAAGTTGTAAGCTGTAATCATGATAATCCACGCATTTGCATTAGCACTTCTGATTTTTGCGGCAAGGTCAAGTCCGCTCATTTCGCCCACCCCAAAATCAACATCTAATAAGTACAAGCACACTGTTCCTGTATTCATCTTTTCCAATATTTCTGTTGGGTATTTTGTAGCACACGCGAGTTTAATACTATGCAAGTTTTCTTTAGTTATAATTTCTAATACAATATTAGTTAAAGTCTTTAGTTGCTGTGCATCATCTTCACATATGTATACTGGTATCATTATGCCCCTCCTGGTTGTCACATTATCGGTTAGAATTGAGTAAGTATGTATTGACCATTTTTATACTTGATACTGAAATAGTCTGCTCCTTGATAATCGGCCTTGTAGGCATAAAAATACTTTGCTTTTATAGACACCTCGTTAAACCCCTCCATGTGGTACCCCTTCCCTTCCATGATCTCTACTAATTCTTCTTTATTTCCCCTGACTTTCAATTTCTCCATTTGTAATTCCCCCATGGTTTTTATAGTGTTTGTATATACTAACCCATAATTATTCTACCACTATTTGGTAGTTCCCTTTACTGGTAATATTTGCCATTTATAGCGTATTTACAATTAGAACGTATGTTTGTATAATAAGTCCAGGAGGTGGTAAGATGCCGTCATTTGGTATAGGTATAAATCCATACAAAAGAAGCAACGGCAGCGTCCGGGGGAATACATACCCTATTGCTTGCATGGCTTGGTATGCTCCAGGACGCGCCCCTGTGCCGCTGTTATTTAAGTTTGAGGGCCACGATGGGGTATTGCAGACTGTAGATGGGGTAAAGGTCATAAGTACCGCCAGTAAGAGCTATGACGGCTCTGTAGTGTATGAATATAACTGTGAGGCTGTGATAGGCGGTATCCGGTATGGGTTTAAACTTATCTTCTATATAATGGAATGCAGGTGGACCATGGTTTTAGGATAATAAAAAAAGGCGGTTTCCTCACGGATCCGCCTTTTTTTTATTATTTTTTCGTATCCAATTAAAGGATATAGGTCATTTCGTTTCGCTTATTACCTGATTAGTATTTGCTTTTGAATAAATATAATGTATAATTAAAAAATACTGTCTGAGGGGGAGTTTTAATGTGAAAAATTACAATTTATATTTAGATGAAAGTAAGCCTAATGTGGACAATAATTATTTTTGTCTTGCTGGATATGCAATTTCCGATGACGAATATAATAATATTTTGGTTCCCGAACTATCTCAATTAAAAATGGGCATCTTAAAAACAGATACGCCACTGCATCTTTTTGATATGAGAAAATCAAATAAAGGGTTTGAAATACTTCGCAACAAAACTATTAGAAATGAATTTTTTATAGAATTCAATAAATTAATAAATAAACTTGATATAAATTTATTTGGTACTCTAATTGACACCAAAGAATATCAAAGGTTATACAAATCACATAACAACGTATATTACATATTGCTTAAAATATTAATAGAAAATTACACTCATTTTTTAGAAAGTAATGATGCTACTGGCACCATATATATTGAGTCTAGGACCCCGGGTGAAAATAGGGATCTTCTTTGTGAATACTACAAAGTATACCTTAATGGAACCTTGTACATTGATAGCAAAACTATACAACACCGCATTATGGGAATGAACTTTATACCAAAAACAGAAAATAACATAGGCGTACAGTTTGCTGACTTCATTCCCGGAAATTGCGTCCGTGCTCTTAACGGAAAATCTGATTATCATGATTTATATAAAAATTTTCAACAAAAGATATATAATGGAATAGATGGCGATAGCGAAAGATTTGGCTTGAAAAAATTGCTAGGTTGACAAAATGTAAATACGATGTATAATATATATATACAAGCAGGGTATTGTGTAACTATCCTCTGTTTGTTGGAGGAAATAAGAAAACGGCAAACAGAATTAAGGAATAAGTTGTAAAGAATTTGTTTATACTTATATAAATGTGTGGGTTACCTACGCATTTAAGCGAAAGCGATGAGGCGTGATATTTTAAGTGTGGTGTAACCACAACTTATTATTTCACGCCTCATTAATTGTTACTAATTCGATAATCCGTTATAACATAGCGCGCCATCGTTCAAAGTAGATAATAGAATTTTTCCCGTCACCATCTTTCCGTCAGCGTCCACGGCATAAACCTTGCCAGAGTCAGCCACCAGCTGAGATTTACACATAGCCCCGTCAGGTCCCAGGTAATACCATGCGCCGTCATAACGATACCATGTGCTTGTGACCATAATCCCATTGCCATCAAACCAGTACCACTTGCCTTGATCCTGTACCCAGTCATTACGAACCGGAAGCCCGGTATCTCCATTGTAAAATCTCCAGCCGCCGTCCTCTTCTTTCCAGCCGGATTTCTTTTCAGTTGCTACTGGGGCTGCAGCAGCCCATGTCTTCTTAAATTCGTCAGGGGTTGCATAGACTTTCTTTATCCCTGCCGTAGAGCTGCCCCAATCCGGTAGCTGGAAGTGTGGCTTATCAACCGGCGATCTCCAATTCCCTCCCCATTCCAATCCAAGGGCCACACCAATGGTCCCAACCAGATTAAAGAAGTCCCCCGATTCGTTATATGCCCCCTTGCCATCGTTCCGGTAAATATCAAAGGCGGTTCCCCATTGATGATAAGAACTGTATGTACTGCCTGGAGCATTGGTCACTTTATTTCCAGGCGCAGTCCTTCCCTGGGCATAGAGTGCATCCTGCTCTGCCACGGTTCTGAATGTCTCGCCGATGGCAATTTTTAATCCGCGTCGGCTACATTCATTAACTAATTTTTCAGCCAACACCTGTAACCGTGGGTGACACAGTGTTATATCTCTCATATATCCTCCAATCCAAAAAGGCCCAGGATAACCCGGGCCATGTGTATTAGTTTATTTTAATTCGTCTGTCTTAGCATTGAGTAATTTTTCAGTGACAGCAAGGCCCTTAATCAAGAATGCAGGCACATTGTATTCACACTCCACTAGGTTTTCAAGTATGCTGCGGATTTCGTTTACCAGTAGGCAGGCCAGAGTAAACCAGCCTAAAAGGAGCATGAAATCAAGATTGATCCCTAAAACATCTTTTCCTAGCCCGATCAGCATATTGGGTAGTAAAAAGGCTACCAGTATAATTACCCAGTAGCCAAGTTTCTTGACAATTCCCTTAAGTCCCGTCTTGCTGCTTTCCTGCCCCAGTCTACGGGCTTTGTACCAACCGGTTCCCCAGTCCAGCACATTGCATAATAAAAAGCCAGCAAACACATACCAATACACCCCGAATAAAGCGGTTAATACGGTTACTATCGTACCAACAACTGCATTGTACTTATCTACAAATTTCATTCTCTTTTTCCTCACTCTTTTTCGTATTTTTCACCTGTAATCAACTTATACTCTTCTGCTGTGATCCATTTCCCCACGGCATTCCATACCATAGCTTTGGTCCAATACCCTAAATCATAATATCTTTTTACCAGCTCATATCGTTCACTCATAATGCAAAAACCTCCATTCCTACGCCTGTCATCATTGAAAGATACATAACTTGTGCCTTGGTCTTTTCAACTTCTTCTCGGGTGTCTGGCGTTCTAAATGTAGCCGTAATCACAGTGGCCTTAACATTTGAACCAATATCATAATTGGACTGCTGCGTCAGTATTCCTGCGAAAGCAAGATCAGTTCGGCTCCAGTCGATTTCTCCCGAGGTATTAATCTGGCGAATAACATCGTTTTTCTGCAAATTCAGCTCAATGTTATCAAACTGAGCAACGCCCTTTTGAAAAGTGATCGTACCGCCCTCATTTGTGAGCTTTACACCATCAGCGACGAGGTCAAAAACCTGATCTCCGAATTGAATCTTTTCCATATCACTCATTAGATTCCTTTCCGCCCATAAGGGCATAAAAATAAGCCCCGGTATGGGACTGGTTTACAAGTTTATTTAGTTCTGAAAATAGCAATTTAAGTAACAAAGTCGATGCGAGTGCTCTTAACAGCAAACTCTCCAATGATAATCCAAATCACCTAACCAGTGTCGGCTTTGATGCTACCAAGGCTGTATTAAAGGCGAGTATTGATGGTGCAATATATCCAATACCGATTAATGTATTTGGAGATAATCGCATGGTAAAAGGCCTTGGGATATATTATGATACCGTAAAAGGCAAAAATGTTATGCAGGTCAACTGGTGGGCCGATGGCGTGGATCACACCAACTATATAAGTTTTGATTAAATGATCATTTATTATAATTGTTTTATCGCTGCGGTATGATAAGTGCTGCTTGTAATAGCTAATTTTATACCGTTTGTTAATGTCACACTAAAATTGTTATTGCTTACTAATGTAAATATTGTTCCAGTGTTACTAATCCCTCCCCCAGCAACAACGATATAAGCGGCTATATTGCTTGTGTTATTATTTCCGACAGTAGAACAGATAACTAAATATGCCGAAAGTGCAATTAAATCATAACTATTAGTACCTGCATCGCCAGCATATCCATTAATCAATGTTTTTTGCGCGAGGTTAGTTAAATCACTGGCATTTGCTTTCAGCGCTAAATTGCTATTTATGTTAGTAACAGTAGTACTTAAAGTGCCCAAAGTCTGGTTGACTGCGTATAACGCTGCCATGCTGGCTATCTTATCCGGATCATTTACAATCTGGCTTACAACAGCTGCGGCGATTGCCTTGATTGCATCGTTGTTATCTTTTATGCCTGTTTCAATCTCATTTAAGATTTCTGCTTCCAGGTCAGGGCTTGAATTGTCAACCCATGTATGCTTGTTGTATGTATTTACAGGTATTGCCATGTAATCCTCCTATTCACATTGTACTAAATAGATATTGCTGGTTATTGGGCCACCCTCGAAGAAGTGTAAGTACAAATACGCATTGCCTGTATACGCAGATACGTTAAGAAGATAATCTCCTCCGGTTCCGCTGGCATTCATAGTTGCCACCTGCGTTCCAAGTGCTGGGTTCTTGACTAACGACGAAGAGTTTGTATCGTCCCAAATGTAATTTGTTACATGATTACGGTAAAGGGAAATACCATTATTTACAGACTGGCTATTCTCAATTCGTACTCTTATCTGGTTTAGCCCGGTCAAGTCTAATGCAACATCAAATACCACTGTTACAGACCTTGCTCCGCTCGACCGGTATATTCTTATCCGGTCACGCTCCAGTGATGTTGTTCCAAGCAGGTCATTAAGCTGGTACCTGAACGATGTAATAGTTTGAATACCGTTGAAAGTGCCGTATTTATAAAGTGTTTTTGGGTCTGTAATTACATATCCCTCAAACGTTCCTGTAACTCCGCCAACGGTAACGCCCTTTTTAATGACCGATGGGATCAGATTCTTGGTAGTTTTAATTGTGATATTGCCAGTCATATACTTGCCTGCGGTTGGTATGGTTATCATTTGCGATCCAGGGCCTATACTCTGTGCTCCCATCGTAGGAATCGACTGCGATACTGTTCCACCTGCGTAATAACCAGCCTGTAAGGTTTGTGAGCCGTTTACGGGCAATGTCAATGCCGGGCTACCTCTTAGGGGTATTGTACCTTGCTGATTTTCGTCACTTCCTGAGCCGATAAAGATTTCAGAAGTCAGCACGTCATCTGGACCTGCGGTTAAATCAGTGGTATCTACCGCTCCACCAACTCTATGTATTGGTACTCTTGCCATGGTTTCCTCCTTAATCCACGAAGCCCTCAAAGGTTCCAGTTACTTCTCCGGGAGCGTCCCCGACCTTCTGGCCCAGTTTTATGTTATAGTCGTAAAGGTTATCTACCGCATTTACAATTATATCTCCAATCATGTACTTACCTGCGCATTCTATGATAATTTCTCCTACTCCAGGGGTGACCGTCTGGCCTGCCATGGTTGGGATTGATTGGCTTATTGTGTCATCTCCATTGTGTATCCCGGCAGGAATGCTGTAAGTGCCATTTGCTGGTAAGCTATAGCTGACTTGTGCGTGTTCTGGTACGGTTCCGGTTCTGATATCGTCACTTCCTGAGCCGATAAAAGTCTTGCCTGCTCTAACCTTTGACTCCGTAGCTGTTAAGTTCGTGTAGTCAACGCCATTGCCTTTAAAAAATAATGGTAAGTGTGCCAAGATTACACCCCCTTAAGGCTGATAATCATATCCGCTACTGGTTTTTTAAATTGGCAAGTCACTTTAACTGCCCCGTTGAGTGTTTCAATATCCGTTATCATGTTTGAACTCTTCTCTATTTGAGCCTTAAGAGATTCTGTTAATGGGTTAGGGTATATAATGCCCGGGGTAGGCTTATCAGTTTCCTTTATCATAGGCATGGTAATGGTTTGTATAAATGGGGCTGTGCTGTTCCAATTTGCCGCAGGAAGCGTCATTTCTAGTACATTGGTAAGTTTGTTCACTGCTGCATTAAACTCCCCGTAAAACTCATTTACGGCCTGATTGGTGGCGTTGATATCCGCAGCCGCATAAACATCACCAGTCACCTCGTATGTTGTCACATCATTTAAACTGATGGTACCGTCTGTGTTGTCAGTCTTTTGGTATTTTCGAGGTCCGGTAAAAATATCATTCTTATAGTCGGTTTTTAAAGTATTCATATCTCACTCCTATTCCCTAATGCCCGGCTTCCGAGCCGGAAAGAAAAGTGTTGCTGTCCCGGGACACAACTTTCAACCAGCTTCCCAAGGTCATAAATTATCTTTTCAATGGCGTTCGCCTGATAGATTGATGTATACGTGATCTTTTGAGGTGTCATTGGTGTACTGGAAGGAGTAAAGTATACCGCTCTCAGCGCGGATATGTTTAATCTGATTCGCTCCATTTCTGAGTCTGTACGTCGGTCCTCTGGCTTCCAGTTCATTTTACAGTTTCTATAAATAGAGTTTTTATACCCGTACTTATTCAGCGTCTTAGCGGTCCACGATGTGGCTGTCTCCACTCTGTTCAAGTCATTGTTAGCTATGAAGGCTTTAGAGGTAAGGTTATCTATATCAGCCTGCACACGGTCAAAGATCAGATTGTCTATGTAATCATTCATGGATCGTCACCTCTGCTTTTATGCTGCCTGCAAAGTTATAGGTTACACTTTCTATGGTGCCAGTCTTTACGCCATCATAGTCGGTATCTACATCTACCACTTGCCCTATCATTTTATCTCCCAGTAAAACATCACAGATGACATTCTCGGCGTGTTGGTAGTATTCATACACACGGTCAAGTACGGTGCTGGCGTTGCCGCTGTATACAAGAGTTGCGTCCTGCACCTCTTTAATGTTTTTATTAAAAACAATGTTAGGATTTTCCTTTATTATCGTGGAGGTATAATGACTGTATTTCTTTCCCGACAAAACCACTTCCGCCCCGGTTCCGGTGATAAATGCAAAGTTATCGCCAAAAGAATTGATGGCCCCACCGGTAATGCTTAAATCGTGATATGCCTCGCTGAATATAACCTGAGCTGTACCATTTAAAACGCCTTTGTAAATCTCTGCTGTCTCGCTTGACTGCTGGTAATCATGTACCGTGAGTCGCACGCCTGTAACAACGTCGGAATGTTCCAGGGTCAATCCATTGAAAACATCTGCCCCGGTAAACTCTCCTGTTTTTGCGGTTTGCTTTGGGTAAATTACCACACCGTCATAGTTAGATGTATCAACCACAGCTCCGATAGCAAAGGCTATCTGTACCAAAGCATTACGCTTACTTGTGTAAGGGATATATCCGTGTAATGCCACATTGTCAAATGCATCAGATAGCAGATAATTAAAGTCCTCATCTTGGAATATGTCTGCCACTACATCAGGCACTAATTGACCGGTATATATGCCTCCGTGATACTCATTTCCGTCAAGGATACCAAGTGCATCGTGAGCGTCCATATAGTAATCTGTTTTGCTTTTCTTGGCCCCATTTTTCAAATAGAAGTTACCTATTAGGCTGCCGTTAAAATATAAGGCCAGCTTTTGCTTTTTCTGTAGGTCAAATGGAATATTTGTTTTCGCGCCTACGGTAAAGTTCATTGTGTTGATACTGATATTTTCTGAAATTGCATTTATCTCCTGCAAACAAGAAACCTGCCGTATTTCATCAGATAAAAACTCCCGGTAGATACCATAATCTATCCGGGTTAAGAATACGGGCCTTATTGGTTTTGACGTGTGCAAAAAAGTAATTAAAATCTTATCGTAATGCATCACATAATTGTTGCAAAAGTACTTTGTATCGTCCGGTTCAAAATCCATGCTTGATATCAGCTCGTCATCTGAATACCATTGCACATTGATGTGGTCCGCATAATCTCCTGACATTGTGTTAAATGTGAGCAATATACCTACGCTACTGAATTTTTGATTAAAAGTGATCGTCAGCACTGGCGCATCGGTATACTTGGTATAGCTTGATTTAGGGAATAGAAACATCTGAGGGTGTAACCCGGTATGAGGCTTTAACCCTTCTTGGCTTGTTGTGTACCGGAAGTTTCCTGCGTCATCTGATACCTCGTCACTGATGAATCCGTAATCATCTGGATTATCAGGAAAGTTAATATAATTACCATTTAGTAATGCAAACCCGGGCATACATAAAGCATAGCCAGGATACACAAGATCGTCTCTTTTTAAATCTGGAAACTCCTGCCGCACCGTCGTGGCTTTTGGTCTAAGTCCTTTTCTTGGGTGCAATCCAACCCGGGGCCGTAGCCCCGGATCAATTACTTGCGGATTGCTATTTTCTTTTGCATAAGGAGCCACATCATCATATACAATCTTAAGCCCCTCATTGTTTAATGCCACATCTGATACTATGGATTGCTTTAAAAACATCTTAGGGCCTCCTTTGCGGTGCTTTAGCTATAAACTGTACTGACAGCCCTGAGTATCTGTCAACCCGTGTGTTCCCCTCCATAATGGGGTTGTTATTATCATCGCCTGACGTAACATAAGCTAAAAATTCAATGGTTTCTTGCCCAAATGGGAATGTCACTGTATGAAACGGTGTGGGTGCAGTTATAATATCATAGAAAGTGTCATAATCTTCCCTATGGTTCGGGTCAGGTTCCACGTTCAGTGTGTAGTTGTAGAAAGTTCCAATTACGTCACGGTACATTTCATAATTTTGTAATCTTCCACTGTGCTCCGAATCCGTCACTGCAAAGCTTCTTTTTAGTCCGGTTACCCACAAACGGAGGTCGACTCCGTCTATGGTAAAAACTCCGTTACCGTTATCCACGTTATCAACCTCCATTCGTTACCATTCTTACGCCTACACGGTCGTTTTCTTTGTTATTGTACTTGTAGACTAACTGCCCGAACTTAGTGCCGTCTATTACAAGATCAGCCTGCACGGTACCACCGCCGAGTCCACCAGCTTCTCCAATAGCTTCAAGGACTGCCTGCTTAATTGTTCCAAGTGGAGAAACGACTTCATAATCCTTGTTGTTATCTCCTAACATAGCCAGGAAGTTACCAGCCTTTGGAGGCACAACGGTTCCGGTTGCGAGGTGTGGGATATTACTGGAATAGGCAGCATAGGGACTCGAAGCCGCAAATGACCTACTTCCTCCACTAGATACGCCGCTTGTTGTTGCTCTGGATCCTGCATTAATTGCTATCAACGCTGCGCCGATAGCTGCGGCTATTGCTGCTGCTCTAATTGCTGCACCTGCTGGTCCTGTGGCCGCTCCAAGTGCTACCGCAAGCATGGAAGCCGCTGATGCTGCCGCAAGCAATCCACTTATAACTTTTTCTGTTGGTGTCATTGCACCCCAATTCTTATAAATCTCATAGGCTGCCGCCACTAAAGCCGCTATAGCCGCGACATTTGCAATGAATCCTAACTTTGTCATATTTAATCTTGATGTTAATTGCAACAAGACTCCAGCTAGACCACCTTCGGAAAGTATGGCTATCATCTTGCTTACATTACTTACAAATTCTGCAATTTTCCATGCGGCAAAAAAAGCCAATACAAGCTCAGTCATATATCTGACTTTTTCTTGGTTATTGTTAATCCAGTCCGATACTAGCTTAAGCGTTCCGGCAATCCCTTTGATGGCGGCGATTATAACGGATCCAGTCCATTCGCCAAATGGCTGCAAGAAATCCTCCCAAAGCCATATAGCCAAGGGCTTCAAAGCGTCGAGTACAGAATTAAGTGTGGAAAACCCGGCAGATATAAGCTCCAGTACCGCAGGAATTGCTTGTTCAATAGCCCACTTTGAAATTGGGAGTAACATGTTATCTAAGAGCCATAATAAAATGTCTCCGACTTTTTGCACGATAGGAACAAGGCTCACGAGTAATCCATCGAACGCCCTTAACAGTGGTCCGAAGTCCAGCGATGCCGCCCAGTTCTTTATAGACTCTGATGCCTCTCTGAAAAATCCAGTTACCACAAGCACTAAATCACCCAAGTGCCGCATGATGTTTGTTCCCACGTCTGCCTCGGTCCAGGCTTTATCAAACTGATCCGCCAAGTTTGATACTGTCAGAGCAAAGTTTGAAAATGTAATAAGCAGATCATTAGTGATTGCTTTGCCGTATCCTTCATCTTTCCAAACCTTCATGAACGATGCTCCCACATCTGATGCAAGCTTTTTAAGACTGCCGAACATGGTTTGCACTGCTGCAATCGTAGACGGTCCGTATTGTGCCCACGACTCCTTTATTGGTTGAAACAGGTCTGACAGGGTTTTCTTGACGTTATCTGCCAACGTTTTAGCCTCTGTGCTGACTTGCTCCGTTTTAAACATCTGGTCAGGCGTAGGTCCCTTATATTTTTCTGCATCTGGTTTCTGAGCCTGAATCAAAGTATCGAATGCAAATGTGGCTTTTTTTGCTTCCTTAGCTGCATCTTTAGCAGCCTTTTTCGAATCTTTTAGGCTGGCAGCATAGTCCTCTTGTACCTGGACGGCTTTTACATATGTATCCTTTCCCATTAGAGCCGCCATGGTTTGCGATATCCAGTTGTTTAACTCAGCCATTTTCGTAATTAACTTATTTAAAGCTGGAGTTACTAATGTAAGGATAGGGCTGAATGCAACGGCAAAGCTGTTTTTCAACATAGTAAGCGATGACATTAACAAAGAAAGAGTCTTGTTTGTATCCTTGGAGTACCTTGCAAGGTTTTCCATACCCTCTTTGACCGAGGTTGTTATTCCATTTATGGCTTGGAAAACAAAGGAAAACATGATGGAGGTGCCAAGCATTTTTAAAACGCTCATGCCCCTACCTGCGTTTTTTGCTGATTTCCCAGTTTTGTCCATTGACTTATTCATCTTATCAGCCGACTTTTTGACTTTTTTCTGTCCGTCGTCAGCACCTAATAATGATTTTTTGTATTCTTTCTCTGCCTGTGTAACCCTTTGCAGTTCGGTGTAAACGCGGTCATATTCTGGGCTTCCAAGCGTGATTCCTTGCTTACTAAGTTCAGCTAATTTTGCTTTCAACTGTTGGATTTGGTATTCAAATGACTGTCTGTCGATATCCACGGGAATCTCTACTGGTGTAGTTAAATCTTTCTTATAACCTTTTAATTGCGATTGAGCTTTATTGAGAGCTACATAAGTACTGTCATACAATTCGTCACCAAATGTTTTACCTGCATAAGATAACTGATCCAGTTTCTTTTTTAGTGCATTGACTTGCCCCTCTAAAGACGATCTGTTTATCTTTGGGGCTTCTGCTGGGCTTGTTAGTTCTTTTTTATAATCCGCAAGGGCCTGCTTAACTTTAGCTAATCTAAGATAAGTTTCGTCGTATTGTTCGTCACCTAAATACAATCCCTGTGACTCCATATCTTTGATCTGTTTGGTAAGTGAGTTGATTTCTCTTTTGAACTCGTTTGTAGATTCTTCCGCTTTTCCTATTCCGACATCGTACTCATCTACGAACTTTTGAGCTTGTTTGCTCATGTCTTCGAACTCGCCACGTGGGTGACTCTCTCTTTGCCATTCGCTTGAAGTGTTGTTCTGTTCTCCGCGATCCACGGTGATTTTGTTCATTTGCTCTTCAAGACTCTTTACATCTGCTTCCGCTTCCTTTGCAGACTTTCCGATATCGTCAAACTGTTTGGCTACCGTGTTAGCCTGCGATGTGCCTTTAAAAGCATTGGTAAGCCCGGCAGTCATATCTTTAACTGCTGCAGTCAGTTCTTTCAAAGCTTCTTTTAGCGTTCCTATATCATCAATGGCACCGTCTTTCTTGATTTCCGTATTAATCAAGATTGTTCCATCGGCCTGGGCCATTATACCCCTCCTTTCTGCGGCTCTGGTTCTGGCTCCAAGGCTCTGACTCTGGCTCTGATATTATCCGAATAGTTTTTGGATTGCTTCCACTTCTTCTTGCTTGCGTCCTCGGTCAAGTTCGCATAATTCCCGGTTTTCTCTGCCAAAATCAAGCTCCCACTGTTCCATCTTTTTGCCTTTGGCCTTTTTCTGCCTGTAATTAAGGATGGAGGAGTATAAGCCCTCGCCGCCAATCTGCATATAGGCACCAAAAAAGGTCCACCAGTGCATATACTTAACACTGCGGACCTCTTTGCCTATGTACTTGTTAACCTCTGGAATAATTATAGGGGAATCTTTTACCCAGTCCATTGTACGTGGCTGTGGTTTGTTGTTCGCAGGAATTCCGGTATCTATAAACCAGCAAGCTTTTTTGATTGCTTCCTCCATGTGTTCCAACGGAATCGATTCATAATCAATATACAATATCTCAACCAGCACCTGCGTTTTGTCAGCCCCATCAAGTTCCGGGTCACTATATGAGGCCAGTATATCAAGTATGACCCTGTAATCAGTGCGGATATTGTATGACCGTCCTCCCACCTCTAATTTCTTAGGCAGGCTGTAGAAGTCTGTCATTTGTGATATTTCTGTGTGTACTTGCTGGCCCGGTTTTCTGCTCTCTGTAAACGTGTACCCGTTTCCTTTTCAATCACGGCCCGGATAGCGTCAATGATGTTCGCTACATAAAACTCACCATTCGCCAAGATAGCAAATGGTCCAGTGGTGGTAAAGAATTTGCCGGACACATTTGCATTGAACATAAAATCAACTGCTTTTTTCATCTTCTCTTCGGCTTCAATGATCTTATCCTTGTCGCTACCATCTTTGCTTTCAAGCTGCACTTGCAACTCTTCAAACATCTTAGCCGCTTGTTCATATCTTCCGACCAAACCAACATCAGAAGGCGTAAATGTGAACGTATCAAGGGTTTCGCCCCTCTGGTTCTTGATGTTATATACCCGGCTACCGTCGTTGATGGTAATATCATTGCTGTTCTGTTGATTTTTACCTGCTAATTTATTGCTCATGATTTATCTCCTTTATCCCTCTGTTGGCATTGCTCCTGCCGTGAAGACTGGAGCACCAGCTGCCGCAGATGTGGCAGTAACATATCCCTTTTTACGGTTCCCGTTATTGTTAATGGTATATGAAATATTAACGCCTCCGTCAGGTCCGCCATACTCCTGGGGGTCAATCATTACCTCTTCAATAAAGGCAAGATGGTTGACTGCTTCTGTGTCTTCCGCGATTACTTCAAGCATTAGTGTCTTACAAGCATCACCTTTTTTTCTCTCCAGAGTGATATCTCTCAGTTTTGGATAGATGGCATCGGAAGGGTTTGCGTAATATGGGTTTACTCCCATAGATGGTGCGTATCCGTTGTGAGTGACGCGAGACTCACCCCACACATTTTTAATTGTCGAAATATCCGAGTTCATACTTACAGTCAAGTCTTCGTTATCTACACCAATCTTAAACCATGCGGCAGTAGTTGGTGACGTACCAAACGTGGAATCAAGGTAATGTGCTAATGCGGCTCTTTCTAATCTTGCCATTTATTTTACTCCTCTCAACGATCAAATTCGTTTTCATACTCTACAGTTACAGGCAGCACCCAGTCCTGGACGCTGTCTTTATTTGGTTCCAAGCCATAGGAGTTATTACGGGTAATCTTTTTGATGACCCGCCCCTCTGACAACTTGGGGTAAGCGGTTAATTTATGGGGTGTCCCGTCAATGGTGACGGGTTCTTTGCATAGCCATTTTCCAATGCCGTCCAGAAACGTCTGAGCGGTCATTTTGACCTGTTCACTAGTCACCCCGGCCTGATATATTATATAGAACGGATAGCGGCATTTCTGGCGAACGCGAGCTGTTACAGATACAGTTTCGCCGTATACTAACGCGCCATCGTCAGCGGAAAAGGCTATTCCGCCCTCTCCGGTTAAACCTTCAAATGATACATACTCTCCATCAAGACCAGGGTATTGATTGAGTAGGCTTTGCATTGCCTCGGTCAATACGTCATACCCGGTAACATCATTTCCTATTGGTTGCGGTTGGTCAGCCATTCTTTCCACCTCCTGCATTCTTTTTAGCATTCTTCACCCAGGCTTTACCGTCTCTGACCTTAGCAGCATCAAACCAGTGTGCTTGCGCTTCCGGGTGAGCGGTTTTGCTATACACCAAATCTTCTTTAGCTTTTGTCTTGCCGCCATACTGGCTAACAAGAACTTTCTGCTCTCCGAGTCTGGCCCATGTGCTTCCGGTAACTTCGCTAACCATGGTTTTTCCTTCATAAAGGAAGCGTCCAGCCGGACCATAGGCAGCATATACTTGACCTGATCCCTGTATAGCTGCGCTGGCACCTCTGGTTACGTTTATAAAGCTTCCTTGTTGCATGGGCATAAAAGGTATCATACTTGTCATTACATCGCCGTCTAGCCCGTACTGGGCCTTCTGGTATTGCTTGTCGAACCGGGATAGATTAAGATTGATTTTTATATCGCCCTCAACCATTGACCATTTCGGGAAGTGTTGTATTGCCATGTTACTTCCCTCCGATCTCAAAGTGAGGGATTAATTTATACGGACCACCTACTGTTGTAATCAGGTAAACATCATCACGGGTCTTGTTTATGTAATTATAAAAGTCCGGCTTATATATTGGGTCAGCATCATTCACTGGTGTTTCAGGATATTCGCCTCGCGTGAAGAAGTCGCCGCTTGCAAAGGTGATGGTGTTCGCATGAACCCCGGTCGCTTGTGCTGTCCATTCTTTGGGCCGCTTATACTTCTTGCCTTTGATTGCAATATCCCCGTCAACCACCGCATACTTGATATGCAACTTGGCTGTGTCTGCGCTCTCCAGTCCGGTCTTAGTAACATTCGCGCCCTTATCAACATTCAGGTCAACATTGTTTAATACGGTGGGATACCATGTAATGACCTGACCTTGCTGGAGCTTGTTAAATATGGTTACTGTTTCGGAATACATGGTATCTCTCCTTTCGCTATTTTACCCATAGCTGGAAGATAGACTGGATCACCGCCTCTCTTTGCCACGTTTTCCCTTTTTGTCAGCACCTTTGTGTGTTTCTTTTCGTGATTCCTTATGGCTTTTATCCATTATCTTTGCACCTCTTTCCCGCAAATAGCGCAGCGCTGATTATATGCTTTGGTGATAGTGCTGTAGTGTTTGTGGTATCTATGCCTACATAAGTGTTGCTTAATCCATTTAATCATGTTAAGTCCCCCTCTTAGATTCCTGCATATAGCAATAACACGCCATCATCGTTTGTTACGCCCGTAAGGTATTCTCTTGCTGTATCATAGCAAAGCCTGTTCTGTGCCTGTATATCGCCTACTGCGCTGAGTACAGCACTTTTGATAGAAGATGTGGCACTGTATGAAATCTTTTCACTGCCGGAAGACTTCTCTGTAACTATCTTTCCAACAAGATTGCCTGATTCGTCAGTGCTAAATCCTCCGGCCTGTGCTGTCTTTTCTGCCTGCTCAATTTCATTCAGCTTATCAGCCACGGCGCACACGGCTTTCTGCACCTTTGTAGCTGACCGTGTATCAGTCGGGAGGCCGGACACCAGACGATCAAATGTCATGGTGTCCAGTTTGTCACAGGCTCGTGATTCCAGGCGGTTGAAATCCTCTTGTGCTATGGCTGTGCCGTAATATGTTTCCTTGTAAAAGTCATATGTGGTGTACGCCATGGCTGTTTCTCCTTATCCGTTAGATTTAATCATACCGATACGGACATTCTTCTCTTTAAATTTAAGAGTCCAGTTAGCCTTGTTTGCCAGCTCCGCATTTGTAGGTGACTCTCCCACAATGCTATCTGCTTTAATTGAGAATCCATTGGGGTGAATTACTCTACCCTGTTTCGTGTAGAACTTCTCAACTCCTGCGGAATCCTCTGGGTCATAATCAGTATAGTACTGTCTCTCATAGTTTGTTTTTTGACAGGTGAGGAACGCGCCCTGACCAATGATGTACGATTTGTAAACCGGGTTTGCTCCAGACGTATCAATCGTAAAACGATCCGTTACAAGAGGAATAAGTCCGCCAATAGTTGGCAACTCTACATTTCTTTCAATAGCATTAGTAATAGTATATTTGTTATAGTCCACCAATCCCATTGCTTTGTACTTAGCGAAAATATAAGAGTTGATAATATAAAGTCCGAAACCGTCTGACATATCACCTAATGCTTTTTGCTGTGCGTAAATAAGCGTTGTTGCGTCAATGTTATTTGCTGCTCCTGGAGTGCCTGTTGCCGCGCTTAAATCTGTAATATGGTTTGCCATTCCAGTAACACCCAAAGCTGCGTCAGTAATGTTCATTAGCGCACGTGTCCATGTTTGATTGTAATAACTTGTTACAGAATTACCAATGTGTGTTAATGGAGCAGCTCCAGTTAATTCTTTTGTAAAATCTTTGGCTTTCCATGATTTCATTCTCTGAATCATCATAGCAGTCTGCTTCCCACCGTTAACCTCAGAAGGTGTATTGTCAGTCATACCATCGTTGTTTAATGCTACGTCATCATTTTCATCAACCGGGATATAATATGGGATTGTACCCACATTACCTTTTTCGCCGATCAAACTCATAATGGTGGGATCTTCTACCATTATGCCAGAAGCGATAATCTTATCGTTCCATGTAGGCTGTTCATTCATGTAACCAGAGAATACCTCTGGATCAAAGTCAAATCCGCCAAACTGTCCTGTTCTTGCCATGTTTATATTTCTCCTTTACTGTGTTAAATTCTGATATAATTCCGGGCTTTTAGCCTTTAAAGCCGTCCGCTCGTCAATGTTCATTTTCTGAAAAGACTCTTTTGTAATTCCAGTGAAATTCCTGTCTTTACCCATTGGCTTTGTAAATGTAGCCTTGTTTAACTGCGCTTCGTCAACAAGGATATTAGGAATCTGGTTGCCTTCCTTGTCAGACACAAGGGACTTGAAGATATCGTCGATAGACCTGCCCTTTGCTGTGTCTTTGCTCAGTTCCTCCGCAAGCTTGCCACGGATACTATCTGCGGTTAAGTCATTTACAAACTGCTTACCGCCCATGAATTTATCAATGGTAACATCTAACTGATGTTTGGATTCGTCAGCCAAACGTGCGGCCTTTTCTTCGTCTAACTGTTTTGTCAGGGTGTCAATCTGTCCCTTATATTCATCAAGGTTTACACCGTCAAAGGCCTTTAACTGCTCCTGTACAGTATCCAGAGAGGCTTTGTATTCGTCTCTCTTAGCAGTAGCCTTTTCAAACTCTGCCACGGTGCGGTAGTTCTCTTTCCATTCCTTATCCAGAGTCGGCTTTTTATCCTCTGGAACCTCAATGCCTAAGCCTGTCAAAATTGCATAAATGTCTTTCATTTTCAATCCTCCTGAAATGATTTATTGACCGCTCTTTCTGCGGTTGGGATTTGCCCGATAGACCACGGGCGAGGTAATATAAAAGAGCCAGCGCATTAGCACCAGCTCTAATTACTTTGATTTATTAACTTTGCCCTGTGTGATATCAACCACACTTTCATGTTTACATACCGTACACCACAAAGGAAACCTCTTGGCTTCGGTGTCGGCTCTTATCCTGTTTTTGGTCTTCCTACCGCATACCAGGCAGATGACCCGTGCTTCTGAATCGTGCATATTAATCCTTCCCTAAAGCATTGTTGTATCGTGTTGCGGCTCCGTTTGCTGCCGCCGACTGTTCTCTGTTCCACTTAGCTATGCTTAATCGCTCTGTGAGCTTCTTTAAATTGTTATCCTTGCAGAATGTGTTATAAGCTTCATTCTGTCGTCTTAACAACGCCGCCTTTCGGTCGTATTGTTGTTGTAGTTCAAACTTAAGAGGCTCGTCACTTGCGCCGTCTACCGCTTCTTTCATACCGACCAGTTCTTGCTTAGTCTTTCTTACTCGGCGTTCAAGCTCTCTCTGCTTCTTGTTGAGCTGTTCGATTCTCCGATTATCTTCTGTATCAATATCAGAGAAAGGATTGTTCACTCCATCACCCGGCCCGTAGTTATGACGGCAGTTAATACCGCATAGACCTTCGATTGTTCCGTATCCGGTGGATTTATAGAAGTCAGGGAATTGCTTATTTGCTCCGGTGCGTGTGAAGAACTGCCCTTGCCACCACAAGTGATTAGATGGATTATTCCCTCCGTCTCCGGTACGTGCTCCCAGATGCGCAGAGGTAAGAATAATGTCCCATTCCATTTCTACCATTCGTGTCATTTGGATATCTCCGGTTGCCTGACTGATTCCCGTCCTCACAGAGCGTGCCACGGCTGTTTCTAGCGTGTCTTTATGCCCTGTTGGGTATTTAACCGTTCCACCGTCTGAAATGGCGTTGTCAATGGCTTCCTTGACAGCTTGCGTGTATGACATTGCCCCGGAAGTAACTAACCTGTAAGCATTATCACATTCGTTTATGTACGTCTTTTGGGCTTCTACGGCTGTTGTGCGGGTAAAGTTCTTTATCTCCCCGTTAGTAGCTTCGTAGGCCCTCTGCATCTGCCGTATCATGTGTGGTGACTGTTTTAATGGTGTAGGGGATAGCCCGGCATCGGTATATATCTTATCGTCATACTGTAATGCCTTGATTCCGGCCTCTTCCATGGCTGCCTTAACTTCTTTTTCCTGCGCCTTAGTAAACTTGATAAGCTCCTTTTGGATATCTTCAAGCAAATGACCAGCTTCTTGCAGGACCTCAATTTGCCATCTGTCCGAAGCGGTGAAGAGATAATCAGCTCCACGGCCCAACCGGGCCATCATTCTACGTACAGTTAGATTAATGACAGATGATCTATACTGTGACGCGTTAGCTTCTGACCTCTCGGTGATATCTCGGATATAATCAGGGGTTAGCATTCAATCACCTTTTATTCGAGTTTCTTATCAGTGTAATTGCAACCAGTGTGATACAAATTATAGCGATGTTCATAGTTGATACTGCCATTATGCTTCCTCCTCTTCTTTACTCTCCCAAAAGAACTCAACACAGTCTTTTCTTACTGAACCATGCGAGCCGTCGCAAAACTTAAAATCAATGAAATGATGGTCTTTTATGAAACTGTCAGCCATTATTTTTCTAATTACTTCATAGCTTAAATCAATATCATTTATGGTGCCGCCATGTGTGGCAATGTTAATCATATATTACTCCTGACCGAACAGTGTAGGCTCTTTCTGGTCTGCTTTAGCTTCTGCGATCATGGCTTTTGCTTCTTCCTCGCTCATGCCTTCGAATTTCTGGTAATACACCCAGGCCGGCACCTTTCCATTCATAACATACTGCCACCAGCGTGCCCGGTCCTCTTCTCTGTTGTATGTGATATCTCCAAAGTCGTAGGTGGTTTCATATGTTCCTACAGGTGCCAGACCATACAAGTCTGCAAAGGCATTCAGCGCAAAGATAAGACCGTCCATGCAATCCTCAAGCTTATCCCTTACATCTTTGATAAACTGGATTGTACGACGGTCATCTGATTCCACTTGTGTCGCTGTTACCATGCCTGTTTTCTGGTCAAACACAAAATACCCGCTGGAGAAGCCTACCTTCCAACCAATAATTGATAGTTCGTTATTCATTCCTTTGATTCTGGTGTCGGTGTTGAGTTCTGGATTGATCTCTTCGTAAAATGGCTTATCGCCACTACTACCGAACACTGCTTTTGCAAAATGGGGCAATCCATCAACAGTTCTGCCAGCCTTGCGCTTTTCGATAGGTACGCCAGAAGTATCCAATAGTTCATCACCGATTAGGATTATGCGGCGGCTATCCTTTATCTCTTCACTGTTACGGCTGTAAGCTGTGTCAAGGCTCTTTAGTTCCTCTAACACGTTCTGGAATATCGGTAATCCCAACGGGCTGTTGATATCCAGGTTATTTGCCTGCGGCGTACGGAAGATACCGAATAGCATTCGCTCCAATGGTTCACCATTCTGCTTAACCAGAGATACGTCAGGCTGTATTCCTGCCCATTTGGTATCATCAATCGGTACCGGTCTGCCTTTCTCGCCCTCGTTGGTGCTCATGTATGTTCTGTTGCTTATTAGATATTCGCCGCTGTCGCTGATCCGATGATACTCAAACTTCGTGAAGTATTTACGGCTTAGTATGCCGCTCTCGGTGTACTGGTCAACGAAGATAACACCCGTTACGTTCCCATCATCGTCCGAATCAACAATTTGAAAGCTGTTAGGAAGGAGGAAGTCAATCCCTTTGCCGTTTGGCTTCAATATAAAAGTCCCGGCAGCGCAGCCATATTCTAGCCACTCCCGGAACTTGAAATATCTCTTATCTATCTGCTGTTGTAGCCATTCAGCCCTTGGCGATCCGTCAATCGTAACATGGATAGCCAGTGTAGCAAGCCGGGCAGTTTCTTCACACAGAACCTTGCCGAACCCTATAGTCCGTATGTCATTCTCACTACTTAGCCACGGGGGCTTATTCTGGTACACGCTCATGCACTGGGTTATTGCTACTTCCATTTCGGGGGAGGCACTTGGCTTTACTCCAAATTCTTCTAACGCCTCATTCTTGAATTTCATGTTCCACCACCTCCTTATTGCATCTAAGAATCCCATTTAATCACCCCGTCTTACCCCAGTGCTTCAATTCACCGTTTCGCCTTGCCTCGGCTGCTTTCTCCACTGTTTCATATCTTCCCAAGTCAATCTTTTTACAATTGACATATATGACAGCACGGTATTTGTTTCTACTTGGCTCATAGTGCACGCCGCTGTATCCAGTCTTATTAGTTTTCTGTATTCTTTTGTTCCTTGCCTGTTCAGTGTAAGTGGCCCAACGACAATTTGACGGGCAATAACTTCCGTTTACATTTTCACGGTCTATTGTTAAGTTGTCAGCATATCCATTCCTCAATGCCCAATCAACAAATGCCATAGGATTTTCTTCCCATTCATTGCATACCTTGATTCCACGCTCTCCGTAATCCGAATAATCCTTGTCGTTAGGGTTATTGCATCTCTGACGCATACCTTGCCATATCTTGTATATTCTTGGATAGTTTTTTTTAGCTCCGCTACGCACTATTGCCCCTCCTACCGATCAATGGTGTCATACCATATCGAACGCTATCAATGGTATGGTTGTTTTTATCTGGATACTTGCTTATTACATTCCCATTTCCGTCAACCTCAAATTCATATTCTGTAAATTCTTTATAGACGTTTGGTGTTCTTGCCGGATCTATAACGATGTATCGTGACTGTAACCACTTCATGCCGTATTCAACTGACCCCGGCCCCTTGGTAACAGCTCTAGCGGGGATTCCCATGTCTCTGTAATCTTCTACTGATTTATTTTCTGCACTGTCACACATAATCATGTAATCATCGTAGTGCTTATCAAGTATCCACTGCCCTGTCTTTGCATTTCTTTGTTTATGGCAATAGTTTTCATCAAGTATATAGATGCGTTCTTGATTATGGTTGTAATACATTCGTGTAAATGCATAGGCATCTGGATAAAATCCCCAGTCTACACCCTGATAGATACGATCCATACTAGCAATCTCTTCATCGGTAATGGTTCTAATCTCCACAAACTCAAAGATATTAGTGCCAAGCCCTACCGGATTGCCTAGGTATTCATGCTCATAGGCTTTCGGATTAACTTTGCGTAAGTGTTCAGCGTCATCAATGAACTGCTCTCCGAGCCAGTCAATAGGAACGGCAGTGTAATCACTCTTGTGCCTCAGCGATCCGTCGTGCGGCTCCTGGACATATTTGTTAGCCCAGTTTGATTTACTTATAGGCGGATTAAATGTCTTGAATACAACAAACTTAGGCCCGCCTCTAAGGATAGACTGCTGAACCATTCGAATCTCTTCAATGCCTGCAAATTCGTCTAATTCTTCAAACCACAAGTATTTAAAATATCCCTTGCGTACTTTTGCCGATTTGGATTTCTTGGCCTTGTCTAGCCCTTTGAATATGATTCGCTGTCCAGTAGGCTTATACACGCATCTGTAAGGGCTGGTCTTGCAATTCCATAGGTGATTTACTTCAAGTGCATCAATGGCCCATAATATCTGCTCAAAGACGCTGTCTCCAATGGTGTTACCAACTTTACGATAAACGATTGCATTAGCGTTCGGGTCCTCCATCATACCAAGGACTATTTCAAGCCCTACAAAAGAGGATTTCGTGGAACCTCGCCCGCCGTACAGATCGTAATATGTATGATTGCCGTCGATGATATCCCAGTGAACGCCATAAAAGGAAGGTGCGATTAAGTCAGTGAGTTTAACTTGGTCCTGGTCTTGGTATGTCATTGACAATCACCACTCTTTCTGACTGTTCCTTATCATCTGCCGTGAGTTTATCTGTCTGCGCCTTAATTTGCGCTATCTTAGCCCGTTGCTCTGCTGTTGCCATATCCATGTGATCCGACAGCCATTGCAAGGCTTTCATCTTATCAGCAAGTTTAAGTTTGATTCCTTCCTTGCCTTGTGACACCTCAGATATAATGCTTCCGTCTACCTCTTCGCATTCGTTCAGATCAACATAAGATTCCATAACAGTGATCTCGTCACCCTTTTTATTGAAATACGTTACATTCTTTTTCCCGAAGGTGAGGTAATTAGTGATATCGGAATAAGCAATCTCCATATACTTTTGGAAGATGTCCCCTGGCTCTAAATGAGCTTCAGCAAGTATTATCTGTTTCAGTCTGTCTATTTCCGAGGATATCCGAGGATTGTTCTTTAGTGCTGGTCCTTCTGTTAGCGCAACAGCATAGGTGCAGCCATAAGCCTTTTTGTAGCTCTGCGTCGCATTGAATGACTTACTGTAATAAATACAAAAAAGCCGTTGCTTGTCGGTTAAGTCCTCATTACTCATTACAGACTCAACTTCTTTAGCCACGGTTTTTGTTCTTGCCTTATTCTGTTCGGAATCCTTATGCGAACGTTCGCTATTCTTATCCGAGCGTTCGCTATCCCATTTATGTGTTGACTTCCATCGCCTCACTGTTCCCTCGGGAAGATTTAGTTGACTTGCAATCTCAACTAACTTCATGCCCTGTAAATACATTTCTTTCGCTTTGGCTATTCTTTCATCTGGTGCCCTTGCCAATTATCACCACCTCACTATCTTTTTTATCCTAGCAATAATAATAACAGCAGCCACCAAAAAGAATGTTTAGCCGCCATATATATAATTAAAAATACGATTGCTGTCTGACATATTAATTTCACTGATTGACTATCCATTTAATCCGCCTTTCTTCCTGGTAAAAGAAAACACCCATCAAGGCTAAACCAAGACAGGTGTTTCCAAAGGAGGTGTCATATGAAGTTCTGGCCGATCGGCACATCTGGCTCTGAACCAGAATTACAGTCGGGGTTGTTACTGTTGTTCTGCCGCTTGAACTATGCGCCGCTAGTCGTAACACTCAGATTCGAACTGAGAACCAACCGGATATAAGCCGGGTGCTCTAACCGTTGAGCTATGTTACGGTATGCCGGGATTCAACCGGCAAGCCCTTATTGTTTGCCTGTTAAGGGTAAGTCAGGCTTATTACATATGTGCTTGAGATGTTGTATATGTGCAGGTCTTTGGCCTTAGCCCTTTTACCTACTATTATTCTATAACGGATAGAACGGATAGAACGGACTTTTTTTATTTAATCCCTTTTTCTTTCAAATAAGCATCACGGATACATTTTCTCAGGTAGTCATGCTTTCCTCCGTATCTTGTCTTGGCTGCTATCTTCACCCATTCCATTCCGTCTATGTATCTCATTCGGAAGATACAACGTGTCTGTCCGTCCTCGATAGCTTCAATCCATTCCTTGACTGCCTTTACTGCCTCTTTTTTGAAGTCTAAGGCCTTCTTTCTTTTTTCATACTCGGGCCAATCGAAACCTATAACACTTTGCGGTTTTGCATATCCTTCCCGGTAATCATAGATTGTACTGTTGTTTATTCCTGAGTCCGAGGTTTGCATATCCTTTAGTTCGTATTCTAGGATTGGTATTTCCATTAGAGTCTTTTTATAGTCTTTTAACAGCTTCTTGGTAATCTTAATTTCCAAACTCACGCCTCCCTGCTTCCAGTAATTTTAATCTTTCCGCGTCCCACTTTTTCCATAAGGGTTCGCTCTTGCTGATCACTTCGTCTACTGTCTCAAACAAGTATCTACCTCTGTACAGTATCCCAGTGTCTGCGCAAGCCGAAACTGTTTCTTGTCTGATGCCCCATAGCTCGGTTATTTCCTTGGAGGTAAACTCTCCTTGCTCTTCTCCTCCGTCATACACCGCGAATATCTTTCTTGCTGCCATCGCTATCCCTCCTGTTCCTGAATAGTCTCTATCTCCTTACGCAGATCCCGTAGCTCCTGTAGTTTAAAATAAGCAGCTCTCTTGATGTCATACTCTCTTGTCATGTTGTATGTATCCTCTAATCTCTGCTCATGCTCATCGAACATGGCTGCAATCTGCCGTAGCCAGTTATCCTTTGTCTCTAACTCGCTTGCCTGTAGCTGGCATATCTGGAGTGCCTGATCAAGTCTCGTTTCTGCCGCTGTCATGGTCCTTACCTCCTCCACTCAACATTGATAATACAATTATTGATACAGCTAATCCTCCCACGCCCAGTACCGGCTTTGCTATGCCTATCATCAGGGCAAGCATTGCAGCCATTGTAAAGACATACATAGCAAATAACTTAATAGCCATGGTTGATGCTTCTTTTATGATTTCTTTCATGATTCGCATTCCTCCACATATTTATCAATACAAATTGCCAAGCACCCCATATCAGAGCTTAATTCTTCAAGCTCGTTATCTTCTGTCCACGAATGTAATTCAGTGTGTGCTGAGCCGCAATAGGGGCATTTCGGTTCTTTACCATTAAGCATTTCTTCGCCTACTATAAATTGTTTCTCACAACTTATGCACCCATATTTTCTGTGGTTATCAATATAATGACCTTCTAACCATTCATCTGATCTATACATATAATCTCCTTTTAATACCATTTTGCCTACGTTGGCAATATGGTTATTTAGCCGCTGGCATGAACTCTGGAAAGTCGGTTATATCCATCTGTGGATCAGGGGTATAAATAAGCATTTCTTCCGTTGCTTTTTTATAAAACTGCTTTGCAACCTCAAACCCATAAAAATCCCTGTTGGTTTCCATACATGCTCTACCAGTAGCGGCGCTTCCGGCGCATGGATCTATTACCACATCACCCGGGTCGGTAAGCACTTCTATCAAATCCTTTAATGTATTAACTGGCTTCTGTGCCGGGTGGATTTTCGGAATATCCTTTCCGTCCCGTTTCCACTCAAACCAGTTAAACACCATGTGCCCGGTTCCCCTGATTGTCTTTCCATCTTCATCAATCTGTGCTCCATTTCTGAATTTAGGCAGCTTATCACGATATAGCAGTAAGGCGTATTCAGTGGCTCCAACTATTCTCATGTTTGCTTTCAATACCTGCGGAGAATAATTTTTAATAAATACCAATGGTATATAATTCTTAAATCCATGCTTTTCTGCATATCGCAGTACTGTTTGTATCTGCTCAAAGGCACAAAACACGATCATGCATGGTGCGTCTGAACTTCTTCCCCTCTGCCCTGCTTTTGCAGGTTCTTTCTTTAATAGCCTGTTGCAGAAATGGAAGTACTCAGCAATATTAAAATTGAAGTCTGTATTGAACGCCGCTTTCCCGGCAAGTTTGCTTTCGCCGTTCTTGCTGTCGCCGCCCTTATACCACATTGGATTGCTGCCATAGAAGTTATTCCCAATGTTGTATGGGATATCAGCTATTACAAGCTGTGCTTTCGGTATGTTGTACCTCTTGTAGTTCTGGAAATTATCATTAAATAATTCTGTTTTCATACTTTTTCGAAAGGAACCCAGCGCGCTTTTTCCTAGGAAGGTTCCGGCTCCCTTCATTATTTTTTTATTTTACTTCCCTTGCCTCATTCCAAATCATATAACCGCTATACTCAAATCTGTCACGCTCTATGTCTTCATCTTCCATTACTGCTGCCGCATCGTTCGCTTCTGCCTCCGTTTCGGCCTCTATAGTCACCTTATGGAAGGAAGCAAACTCAACCTCATACTTTGGCATATTGCCCTCCTATTTATGAAAATTTCAGTTTTACAGATACTGTTTTAATCCACTCAAAATATGTTTAACCGTTGGTTTATTCCAGCCATTGCCGCACAGACTACATCTCTTTGAATATGGCAGCCGTTTGTTATTTACAACTACATCGGTGTATCCGTCTGGCAATCCCTGGTTTCTTTCATACTCTAATTCTGTAAGTTTTCTTGGCTTTCCATTATCTAAAATCTTCTTTTCTTGATATCCACCTTGGACACACGTCAGTGTAGCCATCTTGAAGTCTGGATTGTAAATACGTTTACACATCTCATTGGTATTTACATTTAAAGTCCCACACACTTTTTTATCTGGAGCAATTATCGTAAAATCTTTCTTATAAAAGTATTTACCGTCAACTTCATGTTCCATAATGTCACGGAAAATCATTGCGTTTGTCTTTGGAAGTTCTGGGATATCAAAATTCTTCCAGTAGTATCTTTCACGATCTTGACACCAAAACATGTTACTATTTATTAATTGTCCTTCCACTCCCAAACATCTATTCATCTCGTATAAATCATCAACATTTGACGGAATTACATTTTCAAACATAAACCATTTTGGATTAATCTCTTCAAGCGCTCTAACTGCTTCGTAAAATATTCCAGACTTACCATCAAGTCCACTCGTTATATGTTCATTATCTATTCGAGTTCTCGATAAGCTCTGGCAGCATGTGCCAGCTAAAATTAAGTCAAAGCCTTTGAATCTTGAAAAATCAGCTCCTATCAGATCGCCATGATGAATAATATATGGAAAATGATAAGACGATACTGCTATAGCTTCTGGCAAAATTTCATATGTATGATATTCATCAATTGGGATTCCCAATTCTGTTAATGTTAATAATCCAGTTTCTATACCTCCACATAGTGATAATACTTTTAAACCTTTCAATATGTATCAGGAGTAAATCATGATTTATTGTGCGCACAAACCTCATTTCCTCCTATTATTTATTTGTCAAGCAAATCCTAAATCAATCGACAAGAATTTCCTTTACTTTTCGCAACTGTTCTAAAGTATAATTCCTGCTTTTAATCCACGATATATTGCTGATCCACACTGAAAGCCTACTTTTTTCAATGTAATTATT